TTTCCACTTTTTAAACTTTCTTTTATTTTTTCTATTTAAGTTTAAAAAATTTTTTTGTGTTTTTTTCATTCCTCCTTGTTTCATACAAAGTTGTCAGAATTAAGGCAATATGAAATTAAATACAACTTATGAGGGAAGAGAACAAACCGAGAACAAATAAGCTAAAAGTTAGTTGCATAATAATAAGGCAATATTATGGCAATACTTGAGATTTTTAAAATAAATTATTATTGTTATTGGAGGGATAATTGCAACCTCTAATTGTGCAACTAAGGGTTGTTATATCTGGTACAATCGTGGGTTGTGTGAGGGTTTATTAGATATCTATTATATCTATATTATATATATAAAAGATGTATACTAGTTATTATATATAAAAAGTATATCTATATTATAGTTATATATTGTGTAAGGTCTTTGTATATTTTCTAGATTAGATTGATTCTAATTAGCAAAGGGTATGATGTGCCACTGGGGGGTATGGGGGTATGTATATACTGCTTATACAATTTGAGAGAACTCTGAGTGTAAACTAGATAAGGGTCGCCCTGCTATAAAGATAATAGGAATAATAATAATAAGAAGGGTTGCTCTTGACCCTGGATATTCCCAGTAAGGTCTATATGCTTTACCCCCTGGAGAGCAACTACTTATATTATACACCTCCTTCTGCATTTGTCAACTCTAAACATAAATATATTTATTTGTGTTGTCAACTAGCTGTATACTTGTTATAATGAATAATATGAATAACAACTTCCTTCCCACTAACTCAGGTAATAAAAGAAAACTCACAGAACAACAACAGCATTTTCTAACAGCACTCGGAGGTACAGCTAAAGGAGATTTAACGATTGCTTTGAAAGAAGCAGGGTATGCCGACAGTTCTAAATCTAATGTAGTAGATTCCCTTAAGGATGAAATTGTAGATGTCGCCACAAAGATTCTAGCAAAGTCAGCACCTCGAGCTAGTCAAAAGCTTGTCGAGATATTAGAAAGTGATGACCCAATCCCACAAGTCAATGCTAAACTCCAAGCAGCCCAGACCTTATTAGACAGAGTAGGAATAGCTAAAAGAGATAAGCTAGATATTAATCATACAGTAGCTTCAGGTATATTCATTATACCACAGAAGGAAGAATTAATAGATGTAACAGCAGAGGATGTAATAGATGAGAAGAAATAGTTCTACAATACCTTTTGGTTATAAATTAGATGTTGATGATAAAACATTATTACCAATAGTTAAAGAAATAGAATCATTGAATGAAATGAAAGATGGTGTTAAGTCAGGAGCTTTTAGTTTAAGAGGAGCAGTTGATATATTAGAGCATCAGACAGGTCGTAAGCTATCAGCCATGGGGTTAAAAAAGATAATGGATAAAGATGTGCCAACAAAAATTAAAGAGCAACCTAAAGGTCTACTAGCAAGAAATGACAAAGAGACAATATAATTATAGCTTTGAACATAAAGCTAAGTTAGCTTCTAGGAAAGCCATCAAAGAAAGAGAACAAGATATAGCTAGATTAAAAAAGAATCTTGAGAATAAGACTAGAAGACTCAGAGATAAAAAAGAAGCATTGAAAGTGGTACAAAATGGTGAAACGAATAAAGAAACGAAGAAAGGTTTGGTTATCGAGGAAGACAAGATTGATAAGCTTCCTAACTCTGTTAAAGAACTCCTACAGGAAGAAAAAGAAAGAATAGCATTCAGACCTAATGCAGGTCCTCAAACAGATTTCCTAGCAGCTCCAGAACAAGATGTATTATATGGTGGTGCAGCAGGTGGAGGAAAGTCTTATGCTATGTTAGTTGACCCATTAAGATATATGCATATCAAAGAACATAGAGCATTATTATTAAGAAAGTCTATGCCTGAGTTAAGAGAGTTAATAGATAAGTCTAGAGAATTATATCCTAAAGCTTTTATAGGTGCAAAGTTTAGAGAAGTAGAAAAGATTTGGAAGTTCCCTTCAGGAGCTTCATTAGAATTTGGTTACCTTGATAGAGATGCTGACGTATACAGATATCAAGGTCAATCATATACCTGGATAGGTATTGATGAATTAACACAATACCCTACAGAATTCCCTCTTCAGTATTTGCAGTCACGATTAAGAACAACAAACAATGCAATAAATTGCTATATTCGGTGTACTGCAAATCCTGGAGGAGTTGGAGGTAATTGGGTAAAGAAAAGATACCTAGATGATGCACCTCCAAATGAATCCTTTATAGGTAAAGATAAGATAACAAGAAAGTTTATACCTGCAAGTCTACATGATAATCCTTATTTAAATGATGATGGTAAATATGAACAAATGCTTATGTCATTACCACCAACACAAAGAAGACAATTACTAGATGGTAACTGGGATGTTTCCGAAGGAGCTGCCTTTACAGAATTTGAATATGAAAAACATACAGTAGCTCCATATGCATTACCTAAACATTGGATAAGAGTAAAAGGAATTGATTATGGTTACGCAGCAGAATCAGCAGTAGTCTGGGGTTGTATTGACCCAACAGATGAAACCTTAATCATATACCGAGAGCTATATCAAAAAGGATTAACAGGAGAAGAATTAGCTATAAGAATTTTTGAGTTTGAAAAAGAAGATAGACTATCTGTTGCTGGAGTTTTAGATACAGCAGCATGGGCAAGGACTGGCACAACAGGACCTACTGTTGGAGAAGCATTAACAAAAGCAGGACACAAACTTAGAAGAGCAGATAAGAACAGAATTCAGGGCAAGATACAAATACATGAGAGATTAAAATTAAATGCTAAAGGCAGACCAAAACTCCAGATATTTAGAACTTGTCCTAATACAATTAGAGAACTACAAGCAATCCCTATTGATAAATCAAAACCAGAAGATGTAGATACTAAAGCATCAGACCATGCATATGATGCTCTGAGATATTTAATTATGTCTAGACCAAGAAGTATTACACCTTATGAAGATATGCAACAACTTAAAAGATGGACTCCATCAGACCCAACCTTTGGATACTAATGCCAGTATATACATTTAGAAATAAAAAAACAAATCATGAATATGATGAAGTAATGTCTTATGATGATTTACAAAAATATTTAAAACAAGATAATATAGAACAAGTATTTAAAATTAATATATATAGATACTCAGATAACAATGGTATTAAAGACCAAGAGATGGGTTTCTTAAGAGACCCTAAAGTAGAAGGTAATGGAGCATTTAAACCATATGGAAAAGTTAAAGAAAAAGATGAGAATACTAATTATAAGATAACTAAACAAGCTAAACATTTTGGGGAGAAACTTTAGTGAGAAAAAAGAAAGTAAAGACTAAAAGAAGAAAGATTATAAAACCTAAAAAGAGTAAAAAAGTAGTAAGAGTACTTCCTCTTAATGAAAAGATTTTATCTGATGATATTAGTAAATATCCTTATGTTGAAATAGAATGGTTGGATATCGAGGGTGATGATGGCTGGAGTACTTTAAAGATATTAAATCAGGAAAAGCTACCTATTGCTGTATCTAAGGGCTATTTACTTAGTCAAAAGAAAGGAGTAACTAGAATATTTAGAGATTATATTAAAAGTAAAACCAAACCTGTATTTGAAGATATAGGTAGTACAGTTATTATCCCTACATCTGTAATAATTTCTATTAAGAAGATTATTCTAGATTAACAAAAGTAGTTGACAACATGACTAAATAAGTGTATTATAATAAGTATCGTATAAAAATTTGAACAAATAGGAATTGTATGGCAGTTGATGAGACAATGAATTCTTCTACTGAAGAAGATAAACTAGAAGAATTATCATCTTTAGTAATTGATATTCAATCCAAATATAGTCAAGCTTCTGATAAGAGAGGTGATGATGAAGATAGGTGGTTACAAGCTTATCATAATTATCGTGGTAAGTACTATAAGAATATTCATTTTACTCAACATGAAAAGTCAAGAGTATTTGTTAAAGTTACTAAGACAAAAGTTTTAGCAGCTTATGGACAAATCATTGATGTACTATTTGGTACAGGAAAATTCCCATTAACAATTGAAGAAACAGTTATACCAGAAGGTATAGATAAATTTGCACACATGAATCCTATGAAGGAACAAATGGGTGTTGACCAAATTGAACCTCAGATAGAAGGTAACTTAGCATACAATCCTGAAACAGACCAAGAACAAGATACTGGTGGATTAGGTTATCCAGGTGATGGAAATATTTTAGAACCAGGTGCAACATTTAATTCTTTGAATGGTGTTAACCTAGGTGGATTAGAAGAAGAATTTGCAGAAGCAGATTTATCTTCAGGACCTTCTCCTGTTCCTGAGATGCCACAAATTAAACCTGCACAAATTGCAGCAAGAAGATTACAAAAATTAATTGAAGACCAACTAGATGAATCAGATGCTAATGTTGCATTAAGAAGTGCAATCTTTGAATCTTGTTTATTAGGTACAGGAATCCTTAAAGGACCTTTTACTTATAATAAAACATTACACCAATACTCACAAGGTGCAGATGGTGCTAGAGAATATAATGCAGTAGAAGTTAAAGTTCCTAAAGTAGAATTTGTAAGCATATGGGATTTCTATCCAGACCCTAATGCTAGAAATATGGATGAAGCAGAATATGTTATTCAAAGACACAGATTAAACAGACATCAATTTAAAGATTTATTAAATAGACCTTACTTTAATAAAGAAGCTATTTATAAATGTTTAGAGATGGGTCCAAAGTATGAAAAGAAAAGTTGGGAAACATCTATTGATTCAGAAAATAATACACTAGGAGATTTAGAATCTAATAGATATGAAGTATTAGAGTACTGGGGAACTATAGATGCTATAACTGCTAGAGAACAGGGAATAGAAATTGATGATGAGATAGAAGATTTTGAAGAAGTTCAAGTTAATGTTTGGACTAGCAATGGAAAAATAATTAGGATTGTAGAAAATCCTTTTACTCCATTTAGAATACCATATCAATCTTTTGCTTATGAAAAAAATCCTTATCAGTTTTTTGGAATAGGTGTTCCAGAAAATATGGATGATGCACAATCAATTATGAATGGTCATGCAAGAATGGCAATTGATAATTTAGCATTAGCAGGTAATTTAGTTTT